TGCACCAGTAACTCAATGTTATTATCCTAAAGTAGATTCTACTATCAAACATCACAAGAAGTTGGGATCAGTTTATCAAACTGGTACCTTTAGACAAATGGAAGTATTGGAGAGCTTATATGAACCAGGAACAAAAACAAGCAGCAGCTGATAGATTAGCAAAAGCAAGAGAGGAAAGATATAAAAAGAATCCTCCTGCGTATAAACAATTTGCTCCTCAAGTTGTTGCCTTACCAGATGATGATGAATTCAGTCTTAAGAATGTTCGTGAATGGATTAAAGAAGCTCGAGCACATAAAATGGCTGAACATAGATCACACGTTGGTGGAATGAAAGGAGCACTTGCTAGAAGAACTACTTGGGAAAGTTATATCTCTCAACTTGAGAGTTATCTTAGAACAGGAGACTATTGTAGTAAGTTCGCTGGAGGTAATATGGAAAAGAAAGTTAAGCGTCAATGCATAGCTATGGCTTATCATCCTAACGGCAAACCTAAAAGAGAATTTGGAGTATGGTATCCAGACTTTAGAACAGAGTGGACACCTGAACTTGAAAATGAAGAAAGAGTTTCATTTGGTATGAAACCTCTTAAGTATAGTGAAGATGGACATATCTTAGTTGAAGGTAAAACTAAATCTAAAACTAAGAGAAAAAGAAAACCTATGGGCATACTTGAGAAGAAGGCGTTTGTTGAAAGAATGAGAAAAGCTCGTGAAGCCAAAAAGAAGTAGCATAAATAATACTATGGGCGAAGTAATTCAATTCCCATTAAATGGGAAGCGCGACATTCCAACTAGCGAAGAGGAAAGGCAGAAGAATATCAAAAGGTATCAGGCTGAACTTGCTCTGAACACATCCATTGAGCTTACATATCAATTGTTCGAAGAGATCGAAGCAAGAGGAATTAAATTACGTGATAAAGAATTAGACCAAGACCTTCTTATGGTCTGTGAATCGTTAAAATCAGCATTATTGAAAGCAAGTGGTGCCAAACATCCACTTCAAGCTATAGTTAAACAAGTAGTGAATCCAAAAGAAGGAGAGATATTTTCTTCTACATGGCAAGACTTATATAAAGATAAAGAATAGTTGACTTTATATACGCGATAGCGTATAATGGAAGTTTAAATATGGATATACATTATGATATTAGTTGACCTTAATCAGGTTATGATCAGTAATCTGATGGCTCAGTTACACTCTAGCCAATCAAAAGAAGTAGATGAAGACTTATTAAGACATATGGTTCTTAATGGTATCCGTGCATACAGAACAAAGTTCTTTGAAAAGTATGGCGAGATAGTTATTTGTTGTGATGATACTAATAACTGGAGAAAGGAACATTATCCATACTACAAAGCACACAGAAAGACAAACAGAGACGAGTCAGTATTGGACTGGCCGAATATCTTTGATTGCTTAAATGTAATCAGAGATGAGTTGAAAGAGTTTTTTCCTTATAGACATATAAGAGTACATAGAGCGGAGGCAGATGATATCATTGGTGTCTTATGTCATACGTTTGGTGTACAATTAGGTGAAGGAGAAAAGATTCTAATTCTAAGTGGAGATAAAGACTTCATACAATTACAGCAATATGTAAATGTTGATCAGTATGATCCGATTAGAAAGAGAATGGTTAAACATAAGGATCCACATATGTATCTTCTTGAACATATAATCAAGGGTGATAGAGGTGATGGTATTCCTAATTGTTTATCTGCTGATGATACTTTTGTAAGTGGTGGTCGTCAAAAGCCAATGCGTGCAAAAAGATTAGCAGAAATCATAGATGTAGTTCAGAACAATTCTATTGATACTGAGTTTCATCATGAATGGGCAGCTGGCTATAAGAGAAATCAAATGCTAGTTGATTTAGAAAATACTCCTGACTATCTCAGAGATGAGATATTAGATCAATGGTCAGTTGATCCAGGCAATCGTGATGGTTTATTTAACTACTTTGTAAAAAGAAGACTAAATAACCTCATAGAAAATATAAGTGAGTTTTAATATGGCAGTAAATGAAATAGTAATTGGTCTAGGTGAAATCTTAGCAGATGTTAAAGAAGCTAAATCAGTTGGCGCTAAAGTTGCTCTTCTTCAGAAGCACGACAGTAGAGAGCTAAGAGGTTTATTTGAATTAGCATATGACAATAGATTGAAATGGGCACTTCCAGAAGGCAATCCTCCTTACGAACCATTAGATAAATCCATGGATAACCAAGGAATGTTCTATAGTGAAATGAGAAGAATGTATGTCTTTTTAGAAGGTAAAGCTAATATCACTCAAGCTAAAAGAGAACAAATGTTTGTTCAAATACTTGAGACATTAGATCCAGATGATGCTAAACTACTTATTGAAGTTAAAGATCGTAAGATCAAAGGCTGCAGTAAGGCTACAGTTAAGCAAGCATTCCCAGACTTCTTAAACGAACCTGAAAACCAGTAATGCCACTATACGACTTTAAAGACACTGAGACCGGCGAAGTGTTTGAACTAAACCTTCGCATATCAGAAAAGGATGACTTCTTAAAAGCTAATCCTAATCTGAAACAGGTTATGAGTGCACCAATGATCGTCAGTGGCGTTGATGGTCTCCGTAAAGTTGATGATGGCTTCAATGAAGTCCTTCAAAAGATTGGAGAACAGAATCCTCAAACACCTTTTGGTAGAGAAGTAGGTGGTAAAGCTACCTCTGCTAAACAGGGCGCAGTTAACAGAGCAGTAGATAAATGGAAAAAATCTGCTACTTATAAAAAGCACCACGCAAAATGATCGACAAACGCTTTAATCTTATGCTCTCAGACCTTCAGAAACTTCCTAGAAGGAACGTTAATGGTAAGAGACTATATGAGACACCAGATGGCTCTTTTTATCCCTCAGTAACGACCATAACCGGTCAGATGACCAAAAAGGCTATCACTGAATGGAGACAAAGAGTAGGTGAAAAGAAAGCTAATGAGATAACAAAGGTAGCTGCTGCAAGAGGTACATCAGTTCATAAGTTATGTGAACATTACATACTTGGAACAATGGAAGAAGTTAAAATTATGCCAAGCAATAAAGAGATGTTTGATGCAATGTCAAGTCATCTAGCTGAGCATGTAGATAATATTAGAGTAGTTGAAGGTTTCTTATATTCAGACTTCTTAAGAAGTGCTGGTCAAGTCGACTGCATAGCAGAATATGATGGAGTGTTATCTGTTATAGACTTTAAAACATCTAAGAAAAAGAAACCAGAAGCCTGGTGTGAGAATTACTTTGTACAGGAAGCTGCTTACAGCTTTATGTTTGAAGAAAGAACACAAATACAAATACCTCAGCTTGTTACTGTTATTGGAGTTGATGGTGAAAGTGAACCTCAAGTGTTTATCAAAAACACTAAAGACAGAAATCAATACTTACTTAAGTTTCTTGAGTTGCGCGAGCAGTTTGATTCGCAGACTTCATAGCTTCATACTTAGCTTTAGTTTCTTCTCTTACATTATGTTCAAGAATCTTTATAGTAGCTTCTAATTGTCTGATTTGCTCTCTCAAGTTGTAAATAACTTGATCTTTATTTTGAACTTTTGGTTCCATGATTGCTTAATATACTAGTTAAAAATACTTCCCACTGCTTTTGTCTTACTTCCCAGCTGTAATATCCATCAACATAAGCCTTTTGCATGTTCAATCTTTCTTTCATGTTATCATTATCAGCTAATCTGATTGCGTCAGCTAAAGTAAGTGCATGTCTGTTAGCATGTTCTTGACCATCTTCTGTATGGTCGTACATTAATGTCCAATTAGCAGCTGTCTCAGGTAAAGCAGCTAGACTACTATGTACACAAATACATCCAGCACTCATAGCTTCTATAAGAGCTATACAAGAAGTCTCTGGCCATATACTTGGTAAGGCAAAGATATGAGCTTTCTGTAATGCTTTGTGTACTTCTTCATTTGGTACATGACCGTGATATGTCATTTTAGGATGATCTTTTATCTTTTTGAATAAACCTTCGTATGGCTTATCTCTATCTTCCCATCCATATATTCCAAATGAACTATAAACATCTAAATGCCAGTTGATGTCAGGCATTTGTTCTTCAATCCAATCCATAACTGGTACTAATAATTCTAAACCTCTATGTGGAGTTGTGTGATAGATAATATTCACACATTCTTTTGGATCTGGTTTTTCGTGTTCTGGTATTGGTTCTATTGCATTCTGTAATACTGTTAATTTACTAGATGGAACACCTAAGAAGTCTTGTACTTGTTGTCTTTGCCAATGAGATACACATATAATATTGTTAAACTTTTCCCATCCTTTATCTTTGAGATGTTGCATCTCTGGATCTTGAGCTAAATCATGAACCCAATATAAAGGAATCTTACCTTTTTCTATTCCTCTAAATCTTGACGGTACAATTTGGAATTGAGATAGTACATGCTCTGGTAATTTATCATACAGAGCATATTTCATTAGCTCTGTTCCACCCATAGCATTTTTATCTACTTCATTTACTGCAGCAGTGTTTTCTGGATCGCCTATTATATTTAACTTCATAATGAACCATCAATTACATCATCACTTCCAGATGATACTTCTAATAATGCTTTTAAATTATCGTAACCACCAACTAGTTGATCGTCTTTGTATATCTGTGGCATAGTTCTAGCTGCTGGATTCTTTTCCATTAGCTCTGTAAAGTATGCTGGATCGTCATTAATGTTTTTGACAGTTACATCTGACTCATGTTGTAAAGCAAACTTAGCTTTATCACAATAAGGACATTGGTTTTTTGAATATATTACCCATTTACTCATAATAACTCCATTATAAATTATTTATTAAGATAAGTCAACAGCGAATATCTTATCTTCATCTACTTTTTCTAAATCAAAGTTTATACTTACTCCACAACCACATGAAGATGCTTCTTTAGGATTGATAAACTTGAATACTTCATTTAATCCTTCTTTAACATAATCTAAAGTCATGCCTACTAAGTATGGAACAGAGACTTTGTCTATAACAACGCCAAACTTCCCATAATCAATATACACATCATTGCTATCCCCATCATGATTGACAGAATCAAAAATGTACTCGAAACCAGCACATCCTCCACCCGTAATACCGAGACGTATATTTCTCCAGCCTTCTTTAGACTGTTTATAAAGTAATTGCTGAATCGCCTCATCTGTAAGTTCTATCATATTCCGTTTTCAGGATATAGCTCAGGTTGTTGATTATGTTTTCTGTATGCTGTCTTTTGTTCCCAATCTTCAATAGCTTTCTTAATACTATCTTCTGCAAGAACGGAACAATGTAATTTGATAGCAGGTAGTTCTAATGCCTCTGCTATATCTCTGTCCTTAACTAATTTTGCTTCTTCTATGGTTTTACCTTTTAACATTTCTACAAACATAGTAGAAGATGCTATTGCTGATCCACAACCATATGTCTTAAACTTAACATCTACTATTCTTTCTTCGTGATCAAGTTTAAGTTGTAGCTTCATAACATCACCACATGCTGGTGCACCTGTCATACCTGTTGCTACATTCGGATCTTTAGGATCAAATCGACCCACGGAGTGAGCTGCTGGATTGTTTAACACATCCTCAAATCTTTGTACTACTTTTTTACTATATGCCATTACTCTATAAGTCCAACTGCTCTTAATATTGGAGCATATTCTATATCAAAACCTAATAGATTGAGTATAACAATACCTCCGTTTATGATTATTAGTTTGAAAAGAAATACAAATATAAGAAGATCCCTTACAAATAATAAATCAAATGGTCTTTCTCCTTTTAACACTTTAAGGATAGGCCAGTCCCACTTCCTATCTTTTATAAACATTATATACTAATTTCTGAAACTTGTTCCCATTCAACATCATCATATTCAGGATGTAAACAATCATTTCTGAATTCACTTGGATGTTCGTTCTGCCACTTAATATATTCTACTGGTAATCCAATATCAAATTTCTTTCTAACTTCACCAATATCCATTTCTAAGTAATCTAAGTGGCCATGCATCATAAGACCTTTGTCAGCTGCTCGCTTACCTAATCTTAATGCTTCTCTATAAACTTTAAATGGTGTCCATGATTTTGTTCTGTAAGCTATTCTGCACATAACAATAAATCCAACATACTTCATTGCAAAGTGTCCGATACTTTTATTTGTTACTGCTTGTATACAAGCCTCACCCATTGGTGAGGTATCATATCTGAATAGACAATGTAATAAATCATGAAATAAAAAACCATGTCTTGATATGTTTGCTCTCATTTCATCTGTGGCAGCCATAAATTGTAAGCCACCATCAGGTGTTGCTTCATTTTCTAAAAATCTTTGATCATAAAGTTCACTTAGTTCCCAATTCTTAAATAGATGTCCTAAGTGTCCTCCCCAAGTGTTAGAAGGAAGACTTTGCAGCCACTCTCTGTCAGCTAGTTTTGGAATCACATTTTGTTCGACTCGCTCTTTATCATTGAAACCAAATCCCCAGATAATTTGTCTACCAGCATGTG